CCCGTGGTGGGGGTCTGGTCAACATGCTTTCGCATGGACCGGTGGTCTTCGGACTATTGGTTATGTGGAAGGTAAGACTTGTTGGTTAATCTGTTTGGGACATCCTTCTTACGGATCTTATTAGTTAACCACTAATATAGTGACATATACGTGAAAACGAGTATGTCGGTCCCTTACTACCCTTGTCCTGCTGTACAGAGCGCATTTGCAACTGTACATGGCGCAAGCCAAGGAGCAAGGATGGTTACACGAGCAATCGTCGTAATCATTGTGGCAGTGTGTTCGATGTTTATTCAAACGTACTGCAACAGTGATGTTGCGACGCAATTCTTTACAATCCTTCTTAACTGAAGGAAAGGAGAAAAGCATGTACGTTGAATCGACTAGAGTACCCACATACGGTAAAACGATCGGGTACGTCGGGGCTGGTGGCGGTGCAAACTGTACACCCCTCGTAACACGCTACATGACATCTTTTAGACCGCTTCTCAAACAGGAAAGTGTATATTCCTGGAGAGGACCGATTGAAAAAGGTGTGCCACATGCCTTCACTCGTGAGTACTTTGAAGTGCTCACTGGTGATTTCGCCCCAATTTGGACCTGTACGCCTACGCAAGGATTTGTTGACGGTGGACCCACTCATGGGTTCATGCCGACTATCCCGACATGGGCAAACTCGTACAAAAACGAACCGCTCAGGGTAGCAATACCTTGGGGCTTTGATGTTTTTAAAGCTACGGACCTCGTTAAATTGAGTGATTACAGTGTTCAAAAGCTATTCGCTAAAGCTAATGCACCAGATTTTGCGTTAGCTACCTTCCTCGCCGAACTTGGCGAATCAGTAAGATATGTTCTCGAACGTTTGACGAAGATCCTTTTTGAAACAAAAAAGGTCGTCTTTGTTGTACGTGGGCTAATGAAACAGCCCAAAACGAAGAACATGCTGAGAGAAATCAATGATTTCTGGTTGGAATGGCGGTATGCTATTTTGCCCCTTTTGTTGGATATCGAGAACATCCGAGAACTGATAAAAGGTAAGACGCGGAAAGCTAAAGTAAGGTCTGGTATATCAGATGGCCCCATCCTGGGCGCCACATACCACCGCTTTGGCTTTGACAATTGGGATTCCAGTTATACGGATCCTTATTGGGTTTTTAGGAATAAGACCACAACCACTATACGTGGTGGCAGTGGCTTTCAAACCGTGTTCAGATATGACCCCACTCCTTTTGGTACCAGTTTATGGGATGTTATCCAGGCTGGATGGGAGCGGGTACCGTTGTCCTTTGTATTCGATTGGTTTCTCGATATTGGACAATGGCTTGAGTCATGGCGAAATACTGGCCTCGAAATTCGCGGAGGTTTTTCATCCGTGGTAGTAGAGGTCAACGGCGAAGTGATGCTTGATAGAACTGAAAATTGCAGTATCATCCATGCAATTGGGGTTAGTAATGAACCTCCTATTAAGTATTATGGCTTTAAGCATCAACGCTTTTTGTTTGATGCCCCACCTTCGTTGCCTCAGGTTGTACCACTGCACTTAAAGTGGTTCAGACAACTTGATGCAGCTGCTCTTATAATCGGTGTCTTGAATCGTTTCAGGCACTAACACGTTGGAGATTACCATGTTAGATGGAATCACACTGAAAGAAGGGAGCACATACACTCCTGCCGGCGGATCGGATGTTATTTATAACCGACTCGGCGAAACCATTGCCAATGGAGTTGTCCTGGGCAACACGGCGGAAGCTAACTTTTTCGCCAGGGAGAAGGTCTATGTCACAGTACGGATGCCGAGCCTCCAAAGTGATGGCGAGTACTCGAAAATGAAAATATCGATGCGGTTTGTTAGACCGCAGGTATTGGCATCGGGGAAAACTGTTTACAATTTATCGCGCAGCGAAATCGAGATTCATCCCGAAGCCGCTGTAGGAGAATTGGCAAACCTCCGGTCTATGGGTATCGCGATGTTTCACGATGCCGAGACCGACTTAACCTGGTCCGTAGGATCAACTAAGTAGGAGATCACAATGGTAAAACGGCGTTCACAAAAGACGTACGACTGTGAGCAGTTTTTGGACGAAGTCCATAGCTGTCTCATCGATGATCTAATGCCTAGCCGTCGGAATTGGTTTGGATTCAGGAATTACACTGGTCCAAGCTACGATAAGGCTTCGCCATACATGTTCAAGTGTCACGCGCAACTTGAGAAGTTTTTCAAGCGCATTGTGACATCCCGAGATAAAACTTTTGATGAACTCCGTCACAAAGGTCTTTTAGACTTTGTTAAGAGCCAAGAAAGTTTTGGACTTCCGCAAGTATTGACGGAACGTGCCACACGGGTCTTGAGTAGAGCTAAAGCTATTGTTGGAGAAATATTGGGTGAGTTCGATTATATTGAATTTACAAAGTATTGCTCCTTTGGTAAGAAAGCCGCAAGGCACTTGCCGTTAGCTGAATCCTACCTTGATGTGAGAGTATGCAGACTTGGTGGGTCCAAGACCCAGCAAGAATGGTTCAAGTTCTGTTTAGGTAATGACATACACCTGAATAGGGCTTGCAGGCGTCACGTTATGCACATGCGTGATGTCAGGGACATCGAGCTCCATGCTGTACCTAAGGCTTTTGATAAAGTCCGGATAATTGCACCTGATACCACGATCGGCGGTTTTCTGTCGCGTGGGCTTGGTGCATACTTTCGAGACAAGTTAGAAGACGGGACCAAGTTGAATTTGGCTAGCCAACAGTCGAAGCATAAAAGGATCGCACTTGAATCCTCTTTGACTGGTTTTATGGCTACGCTAGATGAAACCAAAGCATCGGACTCATTTGTATGGGACCACATTGTGGCTCTTGTTCCAGATTCATGGCTTCCTGTGATCGATGTTGTGCGTACGCCCAAAGTTGGGTTTAAGCTCATACCTGAGGATGAGAATTCTCAAGTATTCGTCGATTTAAGGTCAGTTATGTTAATGGGCAGTGGTCACACGTTCCCTCTGCAAACCCTCCTTTTTTACAGCCTCACAAAGGCTGTGATTGAGTTAAGTGGTGATCATACACAAGTAAACGTGTATGGCGATGACATCATTTGCAGGGCAAAACTTGCCCCGCGCGTCATCATCTGTCTTGAAGAGCTTGGTTTCACGGTTAATCGTGAGAAGAGTTTTTGGACAGGCCATTTTCGGGAATCCTGTGGTGGAGACTACCACACAGGTGTTGACGTCCGCCCTTTCATGTTGGAAATTGATTCGACCGTAAGGTTGAGTCATCACCAATACGTTGCCTTGCATCACAAAATAGCAAATGGATTGATGGAGCGATGGGACCCGGTAGAGATACCGAGTACCTATAACTTCATCTTGACCCATTTGTTGATGCTTGACAAACGTATCAATGTCGTACCAGACTACGAAGGAGCCGATGCAGGGATTAAGTACGTCCCTCTGGCTTACCGTAGTATCGCTACCTTCCCTTTTATTAGGGACAGCATCCTTTGCTATCGAAAGCTTTCACAGCGATCTAAGCGTCGGAGACCGAAAGGTGAGCGAGTTTATTACTGGTATGCATTGCGTCCAAAGGGGAAGACTGACCCCTTTGTAGATGATTCTGTATCACGCTTGGACAAACGCGGATCAGAAGTCATGAAAGGTTCCCACAGGTACGGTTGGGTTGCCAACTGGACAGATTGACAATCGCAAAATCCGTGTCACCAT